ATGAAGTGGAATGCATCTGTATGGGCGAAGTGTGTTCTTCAGGAATCTTTATTATTGCTGCGTGCGATACAAGGAGGAGCCTTCAAAATAGTAGATTCCTCTGGCACGGAATGTCCTGGATACCAGAAGGAACTGACCCGAAAGACATGCACCAAGACTCAACCCACTTCGTTGACTACAGCAAGAAAGCGGAGGCCCTTCTACGGGAGTGGACGGACAACCCACAAATAATGAAGCAACTAGGTCCGAGGCTATGGTTCGACGTAGCTAAGGCCACAACAATGGGGATCCTCAATGGATGAGAGACTATATAATATAGTTATGGAAAAATGCTTAGACATACTAACCAAAAGGATCGATGTCCTTGAACAACAGAACAGAGAATATCAGGGGTTGTTAGAGGATGCGCGTAGGGAAATCAAAGATCCTTACGACGACTAGGAAGGACAACAATGGATAAAGAAAAACCAATCATCGCCATAGGCCTAATACTAGGCATCAGCGTCATAAGTACAGCAATGTTCCTAGGAGCCTTCTACCTTGCCATGGCCCTCTTCTTCTAATGGACGAAGAAACAAAGATACTTGGCTACGAGCTAGTTCCTGTCACCGAGGTCCAGAAGGGACAAATAGTTATGCACGCCTTCACCCACTGTAGGATATGTGCGTCCTCTGTAGCACCTTATTACTTAGGAAGAGAGATCATCTGCCCAACCTGTGCCAAGCCCCTGCTACCTGATGGCTAGAAAACAACTCCAGCGCTACACAGACGAGGTCCACGACAAGTTCATCCAGAACTACCAAGTCACCGGACGAGTAACCAAAGCTGCCAAAGCTGCAGGCATGAGCCTAGCTGCCATATATCTACTGAAGAAAACCCATCCCACCCTGGTGGAGGACATGGAGATGGCTCTCGAGAAGTACCGCGACACGTTGGAGAACGAGGCACGGCGCCGGGGCGTCGAGGGCACGGTCAAGGAGATCTACTATCAGGGCGAGGTTGTAGGCGAGGAGCGCGTCTACTCTGACAGGATGCTCGAGCTGCTACTGAAGAAGGAGCGCCCACACGAGTTCCGCGAGAGGAAAGAAATCACTGGTGCAGGCGGGGGCCCACTAGAAATAAATATTATGCAGTTTGACGAGAAGGCTCCATCCCCTATAATAGATGCAGACTTTACAACACCCAAGGAGATAAAAAATGGCAGCACAGCAACCACAACCCCCAGTAAGGATGACCCCTCTGTCAAGCAACGCCCAGGGACAGGCAGGATCACAGGTGAAACCCTCAAGCGTGAGGATGACCCCACTGTCAAACAACGCAGGACCGATGGTTCAACCATCAGTGAAGAGCAACCCCCGGCCACAAGAGGCCCCTCGGAGCAGGCAGGACTTCCCGCTTCAGAACCAAGCCAGCAAGCAGAGGTAGACTATGCCAACACACGTAGGACCCAGACCAGCCCCTCTTCGCAAGAAAAAGAAGAAGGTCAGGAAGACAATCAAGCTGCGCCCCAAGAGGAAATCACGATAGAGATCGATCCCATGACCAAGATCCTTGGAAAGCTCGGACTTGATGACTAAAGAGATAGACTCGATAAAAATCCTCTTCGGGAAAGAGTCGTTCGGAAACGACATGCCTCCTGACTATATGGAAAGCGTCATGAAATACAAGGGATCTGATTCAGAGTTGATAGTGGGGATGTATATAGACATACCGCTTGACGAAGAACAATTCCTATCCGCAATGAAGTTTGTATGGCAAGCACATGAACGACGACGAAAGAAGATTGTATACGATGCCTAAGATAACCCTCCCCTATAAGTGGCGCCCCCGCGACTACCAGCTTCCCTTCTGGAACTACATGCAGAATGGGGGCAAGCGTGCAGTACTGGTGTGGCATCGTCGCTGTGGTAAAGACCTGACAGCCATGAACTGGGCAGTGTGCGCCATGACCCAACGGATCGGACTGTACTGGCACCTAGCCCCTACATACAAGCAGGGACGAAAGATTGTCTGGGATGGTTTCACCTCAGAGGGCCGTAAATTCCTAGACCACTTCCCCAAAGAACTGGTAAAAGGCGTCCGTCAGGACCTAATGAAAGTGGAGTTAGTGAATGGCTCGATCTATCAGGTTGTTGGAACAGATGATATCGACTCGCTGGTCGGATCTAACCCAGTTGGAATTATTGTCAGCGAGTACTCCCTGCAAAACCCCCGAGCATGGGAGCTTCTGTCGCCAATTCTCGCTGAAAATGGGGGTTGGGCAATCTTTGTCTATACACCTAGAGGTAGGAACCACGGGTTTGATCTCCTCGAAAATGCTAAGAATCGACACGACTGGTTTACACAACAACTCACAGTCAACGACACCAGAAAAATAATAAACGGAGTAGAGGTCCCACTGGTCACAAACGAGATGATTCAGCAGGAGCGGGAGATGGGTACCCCCGAAGAGATTATACAGCAGGAGTACTACGGCAGCTTCAACGCCTCCCTTGTCGGCGCCTACTACAGCCAGCCCATGGCCAAGGCCCTAGAAGAAACCCGCATCACCCACGTCCCGTACGAGCCAGCCCTCCCTGTCCATACCGCATGGGACCTAGGTCGTAACGACCAGACCGCAATCTGGTTCATCCAAATCTGTAGGCGCGAGATACGCCTGATAGACTACCACGAGAGTAAGGACCAATCCCTGGACTACTACATCCGGATGATCAAGAACAAGGAATACATATACGGCCAGCACCTTGCCCCACACGATATCGGAGTAACCGAGTACAGCACGGGCGTCTCCCGATTGGAATTCGCCAAGGGCCTAGGGATCAACTTCATCCAGTGCCCCAAACTCGCCATAGCCGACGGGATCCAAGGTGTCCGATCCATCTTGGGTAGGTGTTGGTTTGACGCCACTAAAACCAACCACGGCATAGAGTGTCTCCGACAGTACCAGACGATCTGGGACGACAAGCTCCACGTCTACAAAGACAAACCACTGCACAACTGGGCCAGTGACGGGGCCGATGCGTTCCGTACATTTGCTGTAGGCCTGAAGTATCTGCAGGGCAGGAACCGTTTGGATATGCACACAGACAGAACCACTCACGCCAGGACACAATACGATCCGAGAAAAACTGTCCAAGGAAACGTTGCAAAGCAGAAATATAATGTATATAATCCGTGGTAGCAGGAGTGTAGTAACATGGGAAGCGCACGTAGACTTATAGCACCTATTCCAATTCTTGGTGAGATCACAGGTACAGCAAGACGGGAAAGGCGACGGGAACGAAGTCAGAAGAGACAGGAAGAAGCTCTTGCTAATGCCGCTGCTGCAAAAGCTCTGGAGGAAAAAGTAGAGACCGTACCAGATCTTGAGACTGAAGAGGTCCAAGAGGCTGGACGAACCGCAAGACGAAAGATCCAAAGACTTGCAGGAAGGAGATCAACTATCAAAAGCCCAAGACGTGTGGCACTAGGTGCACAATCACTGGCACTGGGTGACAGGCCCATTGGACGACCAACATTAGGAGGCTTCTAGTGGGATCACCATCACCCTTTATCAGATCGGTAGCCGTAGGCTCCCTTGAGAAGAAGAAAAAGAAAATTCCAATTGCACCAGTAGCCAACACCAGTATTGACACAAAGACCGCCGAGGTATCAGACCTGATCAAAGATGTCAAAAAGAAAAGGAAGAAACTAATCAGTGGCCGATAACGCCCCTGACATTTTGAATAGGCTCACTCGACTTAAGAGTGACCGATTCCCGTGGGAGGATCTGTTTCAAGACATCACTACGTTTGTGGTTCCACGGGGCGGCGACTTTTGGAGAACGAGGGCTAAGGGCGATGCTAGATTCGAGGACATCTTTGATTCAACTGCTGTTCAGGCCCTTAATACTGCTGCTTCAGGACTTTTTAGTCGTGTCACTAACCCTGCTTCTAAGTGGTTTTTTCTTAGGGTCAATGATCGTGAAGCAATGGATGACCGAGAGACGAAGCTCTGGCTCGAAGACACAAGAAACACAGTCCAAGCAACTATAAACAGGCATCTGGCTGTACAGCTCTTCCAGATATTCAAGCAGACCCTGTCATATGGTACGGGAGTTCTCTTCATTGAGGAGGACGATGAGAATGATGTAGCAGGTCAAGTGTTCGGATTGGCCCAGACTTGGATTGATACAGACTTCTCCGGAAAGATCAACGCTGTATACAGACTATTCCAGATAAGCGCTGGCGATGCCCTAAAGAAATTCCCCGATGGCCTGAGTCAGGACACGATAGCCAAGGCCAAGACCAACAAAGAAACCATGCTGGACTTTCTCCATGTGGTTAGGCCTCGAGACAGGTTTGACCCAGACAAAGAAGACGCCCTCAACATGCCTTGGGAGTCTAGGTGGATAGAGGTAGGTAAGAAGACCACCATCAAAGAGGGCGGCTTCCAAGAGTTCCCATATGTTACCCCCAGGCTGGACGTTATCGCAGGCGAGAAGTATGGCCGGTCCCCCGCCATGGAGGCCCTGCCAAATATCTTCACCGTGAACTCCCTTGTTAGGTTGGAGCTGGATGCTGCTAATATGTCCATCCGCCCACCTATGGATATTCCGGATGAGGCCTACGCCACACCGTTCGACCTAACCCCCGCTGCCAAGAATTACAACATGCACCCCACTGGCCGAACAGCCACACCCCTTACTGTTGCTGGACTGTGTTTCTTGTGTCTTCGAGCCAGAGCTTCGTCTCTCGGTC